TATAATTAAATTAGGTGTATATGGAACAAGTCAAGATTTAGTTCAAAATTCATCAGTAGAAATTGAAGTTCAACCTATATTAAGGGATACATTTATAAATACTATATAAAATATATGAAAGGGTGAAAACATGGAAAAATACAATAAATATCACGAATCTTTAATTATAGATTGTTGTGATAAAGAAATAAATAAACTTAAAGTAAAAAATAATTGTTGTTGTGATGGTATTAATTTACCATCACATGACAATGAAATAGAAGTCTTAATTAGGCAACTAAAAAGAGAAGTAAAAGAGCTATTACAAACAACACAAGCTAAATTATTATGTCAAGATAAAAAGATAGCTGAAACAATGGTATATATTAAAAATAATTTATCTAATGCTATTAGAGATTTACTTGATTCAATGCTAACATCAGGTGAATTAGATGAAATAATTGAATCTATAATTACATTAGATGTTATTATGACTTATGATACTGTTGCTGATATGAAAAATGCTACTCTAATTAGTGGTCAATATGTACAAACTTTAGGATACTACTCTATTAATGATGGTGGTGCCTCAACTTATTATATTAGAGAATTAGGTTTAAATGAAACATCAGATAATGGTTTACTAATATCATTAGATTCTGGTTTAGTTGCTGAATTAATTATTAGTGATGAAGTAAATGTTAAACAATTTGGTGCATATGGTGATAATATACATGATGATACTGAATCAATACAAAAGTTATTTGATTTATTTGATAAAACAAATAATTGGATACATATTGAAAAACCTGAATTAAATATTGAACAAGATTTTACAGGATTTAAAATTGTATTTCCATGTGGTAAATATAAAATAAGTAATGTAAATGTAAAAGGTTACAATTTAGATATTACAGGTAATGGTATTATTAATGGTACATTAACATTAGGTGATGATACTATAAAATGGTATAATACTAAAGTTAGTAATATTACATTTGTTGGTTCTACAAGTGGTATAATACTGAAAAACTTCAGAAATGGTATTATTGATAATGTAAGATTTAATGATTGTACTAATGCAATTTATTTACCTTTACAAAATCATGATTATCAACAAGCAACAAGAAGAATAAAAGTAATTAATTGTCATACTAAAAATATAACTAACTTTATTTATAGTGATGATACAACAGGTACTAATACATTTGCTGATTTTATTATTACAAATAATGATATATCACTAACAGGATATGTTATGTATATTCATCAAATGGACGGTGTATTATTTAATAACAATACTATATTTGGTGGTAATAAAGATATATTTATTGAACATGGTGTTGAAATGACATTTATTAGTAATCAATTCTTTGAATCATTAGATACTTGTTTAAATATTAAACAATTCCAAAATTTAATTATTTCAAATAATAATTTTGCTTATAATTCAAAAGATAATTTACATTCATGTATTTTACTTGAAAATGGTGATACATCTAATGATATTTATTCTTCATTTAATATAAGTAATAATAACTTTTTACAAACAACATCTAATGCTATTAAAGTAATTGATACAAATACAGGTAATATTAGTGGAAACACATTTACAGCTGTTGGTAATAATCCACTTGCTAGTGTAATAAGTACAAATAATGATAAATATGGAATTATATGTACAAATAGTAATTATGTATTAGCTAATAATAATATTTCTGTTGGAAGTTTACAACCAAGTCCAACATTAACAATTAATAGTGCTGATTATGGTTCTAATAACTTTATTGTTCCATTATATGTTGATAAAATTAATGTATCAGGAACATCACCATTTACAATAACTCAATTTAATGGTGTATATTGTAATAAAATTATTCAAATAGAAGTGTATGGAGAAATTTATATTACAGATAGTTATAGTCAAAAGACTTTATCAGCTGGTATATATGATTTACATATAAATAATGGATATGTTACTATTTTAAATTAGAAAGAAGGTTAATATATGGCTAATCCAATAACAAAGGTATATCTTTTAGATGTACCTTTGGAAAATGATTATAAAAATACTTTATATTTTGCTAATGCTTCAGCACAACAAACATATTTTCAAAGTAGAATCATATCATCATATTCTTATAACGATTTTACATATCAAAGAAAAGACCAAATCATTAGAGTACCATCCCATTATGATAGTATTTATAAATGTAACTATGTTATGTATCAAAATAGTGCTTATTCAAATAAATGGTTCTATGCTTTTGTAACAGATTTAGAATATATAAATGATGGTAGAACTGATATACATATTGAAACAGATGTTATTCAGACATGGTTATTTGATTATAATGTTAAGGCTTCTTTTATTGAACGTGAACACGTTTCAAGTGATACAATAGGAGAACATACTATACCTGAAAATTTTGAAAAGGGTGAATATATATCAGGTGGTAAACAAACAACAGATATTAATGGAGCCCATTTAGTAATATCAGCTACTTATGATTGCTTTAATGATAAAGACGCCGGTAGTTTTATAAATGGTATTTATCATGGTACAGATTATTTTCTAATTGGTACAGCTATGGCTGAAGCCGGTATTAGTTATTTTCTTGATACTTATGCTAAAGCCGGTAAAGTTGATTCAATTACAGGTATGTTTATGGTACCTGATGAATTAACTAATTTTGATAATATTTCATGGGATTATATGAGCCAAGCTGGTGGATTAAGTTATTATCCATATAAAAAATTAACATCTGAAATATTAGGATTAACAACAGCTAAAACAATGACAACAAAATCAATATATAAACCATATAGTACCATAAATGGATATACACCAAGAAATAATAAATTATTTACATATCCTTATATTTACTTATTAGCAAGTAATAATAGTGGTGCTAATGCTGTTTATCAATATGAATTATTTAGTACACAAAATTGTGAATTTACTGTAAAAGGAGCTATTACACCGGGTACATCAGTTAAAATGATACCATCAAATTATAAAGGTGTTGCTGAAAATAATGAAGAAGGTTTAACAGGTGGTAAATATCCTGTATGTTCATATAATACAGATGTTTATACAAATTGGCTAACTCAAAATAGTGTTAATATAGGTGTATCATTAGCAACAGCCGGTCTTGAAATAGCCGGTGGTGTTGGTATGATGGCTACAGGAGCCGGAGCTGTTGCCGGAGCCGGAGCTGTTGCAAATGGTGCTTTAAGTATAGCTAATTCAGTGGGTCAAATATATCAACATTCTTTAGTACCACCTCAAGTACAGGGTAATCTGAATTGTGGTGATGTTACATATTCTTCAGGTAATACTGATTTTACATTCTATCAAATGCACATTAAATCAGAATATGCTCAAATAATTGATAAATACTTTGATATGTTTGGTTATAAAGTAAATATGGTAAAAGTACCAAATTCAAATCATAGAAGTAGATATTGGTACACTAAAACAATAAATGTTAATATTGATGGTGATATACCACAAAGAGATATGCAAAAGATAAAAGAATCATATAATAATGGAATAACATTTTGGAGAAGTGCAGCTGATATTGAAAACTATTCAACAGCTAATGGAATAGTTTAGAAAGGAGATTATTATGAATGATTGTCAAAATAAAAATTATAAAATGTTAAGTTATCAAAGTGTTGCTAAACAAATGAACAATAGAGTTTATACACACTATTATTATAAACTAATGTTAATAGCAAGAAGTTTATTTGAATGGAAAAACTTGCCTAATGGTCTTAATGAAAAATGGATTGAAAGATATTTATTTAGTGAAGGTTCATGTGTATTTTATAAAGACCCTGTTATTGGTTATATGGTGGCTCAAATAGGATATACAGGACAATTAAATTATTATGATGAACCAACTACATTAAGACCTTATGCCACTAATTATTTGTATAATAATCCTGAAACTGATGATATGTTAGAAAATAATGTTGATTGTGTTATTATTAGAAATAATGCTGATTGTATTCCAACATTCCCAACAATCCAATTATATAGTGCTGATTTAACTAATATTAAAAGAACTATTGATACGAATATTGAAGCTCAAAAGACACCTGTAATTGTTAAATGTAGTGATAAACAAAAGCAATCATTTAAACAAGCTATTAAACAAAAGCAAGATAATGAACCTGTTATATTTGCTGATAAAAATTTAGATACAAATGATTTTTCTGTTCTTAATACAACATCCCCTATTGTATTTGATAAATTACAAGTACAAAAGACTAATGTATTAAATGAATGTCTTACATTTTTAGGAATTAATAATGCTAATACAGATAAAAGAGAAAGATTAGTTACAAATGAAGTTGAATCTAATAATGAAATGATACAAGTTAATTCAGATGTTATGTTAGAAGCTCGTAAACAAGCTTGTAAAGAGATTAATGAGATGTTTGGACTAAATATATCAGTAGAACGTAGAAGAAACCTTAAAATTGATTTAAATGAATTTGATGATAATAATGATACTATAATTGATGAAGAAGGTGATACAAAGTGATTTATGCTAGATATACAGAAGTTTTATATAATTTATTAAATAATGAACAAACAAGAGCTTTAATTGATGAAAAAATGTCAACATATCCACTATATGTATCAACATCTAAACAAGAATATGGAATCCCAAATATCATACCAACTAGAGAAGAATTAAATAAAAAGATATTAGATTATTATAAATATCGTGAAATTGGTTTTGAAACTGTAGGTAGATTTCTTGATGAACTTGAAATATCATTAAATGAAATAATGCCATATTACAATCAATTATTCTTTAGTGCTGACCAAGATTATAATATTATTTATAACGTAGATTATAAACGTACTATTGATAGAGATTTATCAGGTAATACAACATCAACATCAACAGGTGAAACAACATCTAATTCTAATGATTCTAATACAACAAGTACAACAACTAATCTATATAATAAAAATGTTGAATCTGATACACCTCAATCACAATTAGGTATAACTAATAAACAAATTGATAGTGTAGATTATGCTAATAAAGTAACATGGAATAAAGATACTACAGAACAATCAGGAACAAGTACAGGAACAGCAACAACAACAGCTGATTCTACAGCAACAGGTTCAGGTACTAATAAAGAAATAGAATCTACACTTGAAACTACAAAAGGTAATTTTGGTGTAGTATCAGCTCAAGATTTAATTAAAAAATATAGAGAATTAATAATTAATATTGAGCAAATGATAATTAATGACCCTAGAATCACAGAATTATTTATGTTAATTTACTAATTATTTTATTAAAATATGTGAAAAAATCACAAATTTAATAAATCAAAGTAAAGAATTATTAAATAAAACTCAAAATGAAATAATAAGAATAGAAAATGAAAAAATAGAAAAAATAA